GAACTTCTTTATATTTATTAATATCTTTAGGTTTATATGACATTATATATACTTATATTTTTAATAGTATAAATCTTTATTATTTTATATTATTATTCTCTAAAAATTGTTTAAATAAAAAAAAATGATAAAGATAAATTAATATAATATATTGTAAAGTGATTAGAATTATAATAAGATAGAATAATTTAATAAAATGTTATTATTAGATATAGAAGAATTACGGAAAACTAATCCAAAAATTAGTATTGATGAGATTAATGAGAAGATAAAAGAACAAATAAAGTTAATGAAAAAAGAAGATATTAAATTATATAGGCGTGAATATTATATAAAAAATCGTTTAAAAATATTAGAACGTCAAAAACAATATTATAAGAATAGAAAAAATGCTAATATTAGTTAATAATTTATATACCTTATATATAGACCTTATATAAGCTAATATATATAATTTATAATGTTAATTTATGACTTAGAAACAATTTTAAAAATAAATTTAATATTATTTATATATATATTTAGTATTTATATTATATATAAATTATATACCCAAAATTCATCAATAGAACAATCTATTGATGAAATGTCATCTAATAAATATTATTTAGGTGAAGTAGTACAAGATGAAACATTAGAGAAAGAATATAAGGAATTTTGTATTAAAAAAGTGAAATATATAAATAGACATAAAAAAATCATTAATTATGATTTAGAAGAAGAAAATATAATTAATTTTGCTTTATCTGGAACTATTACAAATGAGATAATGGATTTAATTTATTCAAATATTCATACTTATATGAAATTAGTTCCTAAATATGTTTCATCATATATTAATTCAAAAATTTCTGGAGAGCTTATTATTGGAATTAATGATGAAGATAATGAAGTGTCTGGTATTCCATATTTAACATCATATAAAAAAAAACTTACAGTATATACAATTAAAAGATTAGTTAAAGATGAAATTAAAAATAATATCAAATGTATTAATGTAAATGATAATGATATAATAGATGCTATTGATGTTGAATTAATTGAAATTGATTATAAATCAGGAATATCATCTGATTATCTCAAATATGATGATAATGAAGTAAAAACCCAACTTAAAAACTATTTACAACAAAAGAAAGATTATTATGATAAAATTGAAAAATTTAAAAAAGATAAAATAGAAAATTGGTGCGAATATTTTAAAAAGTATCATGTTGGATTACAAGTTTTTATTGATGATTTGGATAAAAGAAAAGAGTTAGCTAATTATATTAAAAAATTTAACGATAAAGGACAATATGACAATATAATCTATGAATTACATCAAAAACATAAAATTATTGTTCCATCAGGAAATATTGTAAAAATTTTAAAAATACAAAATAATAATCTAATATATTGGTTAACTCAATATAGAGATTTGATGAAAGAAAAAGTAATTTTATGTAAGCCTAAAAAACCATTATTAACATTAACTAATTGTATATACCCAGAAATTTTATTGAGACGTTTTTCTTTAATAAAAAATACAATTTGTAATAATAAGATAAATAAAAAAAATGGATTAAAATATTATATGATTAAAATTAAAATAAATGGTGAAAATTTTAAAAATAAGAGTTATCAAAATATGTGTGTTAAATATCGTAATACAATAAAGAATAAGCATTCAAAATCTTGGATTACAGGATATAGATGTATTATTAACGAAGATCCTTATTGTGCTTTTGAATTATAATATATATTATTATTTTTTATATATAAAAAATTGTATAATTAATAATAATATAAAAATACTATAATAATAATATCTGGTATAGTAGAAAAAATAGATAATAAATATAGTTTTATAGATTTTACAAAAGTATAAAAAAGTTATTTATAAGTGATAGAGTTTCTATATCATAATATAATGTAATATAAAATAATATATAAATAAACTATATATTATTAATTATAAAAATAAATATTAAATATAAATTATGTTGATAGAGACTATATTGTTACATAAAATTATAATAATAACAACAATAGTAAGTTGTGTATGTAGTGTTTTTTTATAAATCATTACAAAGAACGCTATTTATTAGATAATAGAGAAACAAATTTAACAGATAATTATTTGTATAATAATAAAATATAACATTAAGTGATGATGATAGTATAATTGTGAATGAAGAATAAAAGTAGTTTATAAATATTATATATATTACTATTTTTTGTAAAAATAATTTTAATATAGTCTAAATAATTTTTTTATTATTATTTTTAATTAATTTTATAATAGAATCATCTTTTATATTATTTATATTTGAAACTTTATACCCAATTAATAATGATATAACATTTGAATAAATTTTTAATGAATTATTTATATATAATTCAATAAGAGGAGGATTAGATGGATTATTAAACAATAATGTTGTATTTAAGTTATCTGTTAGTAATAATATAACGTCTGTTTTATTTTTAAAATAGTTAGAAGCAAATTTAAATAACATATAAATTGGTGATTTACCTATATTATGTAGATTATATAAATTTTTTTTTTCATCATCAATAAGTAATTTTACAATATCTAAATTAATAATATTACACATATTTAAATATCTATGTTCGCATAAATATAAGAAACATTGTAAATAAAATTGTAATGAATTATAGTTATTTACATTTGTTAAACATATATTATCTTTTGTAATTAATGATTTAAAAATATTTAAAAATTTTTTAGGAGCATTATTATGTAATTTATTAAAATGTGAATCAATAAATATATTAAGTGCAATATTGCCTTGATAATTTTGATAATTTAATATTTTTTCATCATAATTATTGGTTAATAATCTAATACATTTTTCATCAACATTAATACAATTTTTAAAATACATAATTAATGGATTATCAAAATGTTTTTCACTATTATTACAATATTGATATAAAACTGTTTTTTCTTTATCAATAAGTTCAATTAATATTTCATAACTTATATAACTATATGATAAATAAACCATAATAGGTATCATCATATTACTATTTTGGTGTAATAATATATTATCATCATTATTTTTTAAAGTTTTGATAAAATATAAACGAATATTCAAATGATTATATTCATTTAAATAAAATTGTAAAATATTATTATTATATGATTCTTGTGAATATGAAGAAGTACTTTGATAATATAATATTTTTTTATCTTTATCGATAAGATGATGAATAAATTGTGAATTAAAAATAGCTCTAGTATTATTTAATATAAAATAATGTATAGGTAATAAATCTTTTGTATCTTTATAGAATAATAGCTTTTTATGTCTATCTATTAATAATTTAAAGTTGGAGAATTTTCTTTCAATTGCTAAATGTAAAGGTGTTTTATTAAGATTATCTACATCAAATAAATTTGATTGATTTTCACATATTAGTAATTCAATTATTTTAATAATTTCGTGATTTTTTTGCTTAACAATAGCTGGATTTGTATTACAATAAATTGTATTATTATCATTTAAATAACTATATGTATCATTAAATTTATTTATATGTAGTATATAGAATGATAAAAGAGTATAATTATTATTAAATAATTTATAAGATAATACATTTTTATTTTTATCAATAAGTAAAGTTATAATATTTATAATTTTTTTAATAGATAAATTATCATAAAATTTATTATTAATTAAACAATTTAATATAAAAGTATATAACGGATTATTATTAATAGATTGTAATAAGTCATCATTTGAAAATTTTTTAATGATTACTTGTATATATTTTATAGGAGATAATTTAATAAAGCTATTATTTTTGAGGAAATTACTTAAAGGTGTATCATTATTATTATTTCTTAACTCTATATATTTATGATAATTTTTATTAGATGAAATAAAATTAAATATTGTATAATTAAAGATATTGGAAAATAATGTATGATAAATATTATTGTTAGATTGAATTTCTAATAATACTTTGTAATTTTCACCTATAATATTATTAATTTTATTAAAATATAAATTTATTTTACCAGTTATATTTTTATCTATTATTCTTAGATTATATAAGAATGTATTCGAATATAAATTTTTAATAAACATTAATTTCTCAATATAAATATGTTCGTTAATCATAATAGCAACTATTTTATAAAATAATATATTTAATATAAAATATTGTTCATGGTTTAGCCAATTTATATTTTTTATTTGTGAATTATCATAAATTTTAAAGAATAAATTTATATTATATGTATTCATAAATTTATTACTAATGATATAAATAAATTGAATAATATCATTTATATTAATTAATGGTAAAATTTCTTCTTTATTTTTAAAATAATAAGTGCATTTATTATTATATTTATTATTAAATATTTCATATTGAAATATTTTCATACATTCAAGTTCAATATTATGATTAATAAAATTATGTATAATATTGAATATTTCTTTTTCATTATAAAATAAATTATCAAAAAATTTATTCATAAGTTGATTATTTATAATTAGATTATATAATTTATATTCTCTAATATTTGATGGAATAATATTTTTAATAGGTTCTCTACACAAGGGACAATTTTTAATATTTAAATTATTATTGATAGGATTATAAATACAATATAAATGAAAATAATGTCCACATTCTAGTAATAATAAATCAATATTATTAATAATATTCTTGTCATTATTTTTAATATTTGTTTTTTTTTCTAACATTAATTCATTCAAGCATATACAACAGTCATTATTTTCTTCATTATATATTTTAAAATTTAAATTATTTATTTTATATTTATTAAATTCTATATTTCTTTCTTCAATAATTTCTTTGTTAATATTATTTTTATTGTTATATTTATATTTTATATTATTATACAATGTTATACTCATATTTAAATATATATAGTATCTAATATATATAGATATAAATATTCTTTTAAAATAAAAAATTATAATCTATAAAGTTATAAAATATATAAAAATAAAAATAATTTACTTTATAATTATGCTGTTGATTCTCGAATAACACAAGCTATTGCTTTTTGTGTTTGACTTGATAACTGAGATATTGCCTTTTGTGTTTGAATTGATAACTGAGAGTTTGTATCAGAATTATTTTTTGAATCAGAATTGTTTAAATGATTTGAATCAGAATTGTTTAAATTAGATTTAAGATTCATAATATCATAACATTCTAATGTATTAAGTAATTTTTTATATTTTGGATGAAAATATATTAAACAAAGTTTTTTATTTAGTTTATAAATTATTTTAAGTATGTTCATAAGATTTGAATTTAAAAATTTTCTATGAAGATTTAGTTCCTCGTTTAATTTGCTATTATTAGTCGAAAACATACACATAAAAATTAATTTTATACCACTTATTGCTGAACCTAAAATGGATATCATGCTATTACTAAATATACCTAATACCTCAGTTAAATTATATCCTTTAACACTAATCTTATCTAATAATGCCATTTTAAGTCTAAAGTTTACAATACTATTAAAGAACAAAATAGGTTCCATAACAAGAAACCCTCCTTTTTGTTTTATTTTTCCATTTAAACTAATTACTTGTCCACCTTGAAAAGATGGCTTACTATTCTTATCACTGTCATTTTGTTCACGAAAACGAAAATTATTATAAAGTGCTTGTACTTTTAAAACACTTGTCATCATTGGATGTTTAAGTAGATGTGTTTTCATATAATAACAATGAGTAGTTAAAAAAAGTGTTTTAAAATATTCATTTTGATATTTTTTCTCTAAATTATTTGATTTAGAATTTAAATTAAAATTATCAAAATATCCTAATATATATTGTATTCCGCAAAAATTTATTAATACAATAAAATTTTCATTATTATGATTATTATTATTTTTTTTATTATTATTATTTCTGAAAAATACATTTTCTTGTATTTCTTCTATTCCAGTAAAATTATGGAATGTATCATATATAACTGAAAAAACTAAAACATTGGATGTATACGAATATAGTTGACAGGCCATATGATTTTTAAAAAAATCATTAATTGCATTATTATTATAATTATTATTTGGAGAATTATTAAAAGGGATGTTTAAATTTGAATGACTTATAACATTCTTAGCAAAAAATTTACTTTGATTATATAAGAATAAATTTTTTAGTTTTGGTATTTTTTGTTTTATATTATTAGATTGTGTGTTAGAAGATTTTTTAGCATTGGGTTGTATGTTTGGTTGTATATTAGAAGATGTATTAGCATTAGATTGTGTATTTGATAGAGTATTAGGAGGTACTATAATTTGCAACTTATCTATTAGAAAATTTTTAATAGATGATTCAAGCTTTATTAACTCATCTAACATCATAGGTACATTTTTATTTTCAAATTGTTTTTTTGTTTTATTATATGTATTATGTTTTAAAAATAATTTATTATTTTTATCTTTAGTGACAATAAATCTGAATAATGATAATTCTTTCTTATAATTGTTTGTTTTTTTTTGTATTGAAGTTGTCATATTTTAATTATATTAAATTAATTTATATAATTATTTTTTAATATTATATATATTAATAATAATTAATATTTTTTTTCATTTTTAATTAATATTTATAAAAATACCTCAAAAAAGATAAGCATATAAAAAATGCCTTACTTATATTTATAATTAATATAAGAAATTATTAAAATATTAGATAAAAGATAAATTATGATATACACAAGTAATTTTTTTGAAGATTATACAAATAATGGAATGCGTGAAATATGTAAAGATTATAAAATAAAAGATAGAACTAAAATAAGAGATAATAAAGAATTAATGATAGAAAAAATAGTTGAATATTTAAATGAAAATAATATAACATTTATAGATAAAGATACATATAAAAAGAGAAAATTTCCAAAAAATAAAAGTGATACTTCAAGTACAAAATCAAGTAAAGAATTAAGTAATGATATTATAGAAAGTAATGATATTGATAATGAAAGTATAATATTAAGTGATAGTGAAGATGAAAAAGAAAATGAAAATAAAGAAAATAATGAAAATGAATTAAATAAAAATGAAAACGAAAGTAAAAATAAATATGAATTAATTGAATATTGTGAAGAGAATGTAAAAATATTAAGTGAAAATAAAATTAACATAATATACCATATCAGTGATATTCATATAAAACCTAATAATAGTTATTTAGAATTTTATCATTTTGATGATGTATTTGAAAAATTGACAAATATTATTAATAACGATGAACGAGAAAAAATACTCGTAATTACAGGTGATATTTTTGACCATAAAACAAAATTAACAGAACCATTAATGACCAAATTACAGGATTATTTATGTGCTATTAAATCTGATAAAATAATAATAGCTGGTAATCATGATAAAGATATAAATTCAATAAATTCAGATGTAAATTTGAAACCAGTATTAAGAGGGTTTAATGATATATATTATTTGGAATATACAGGGGTTTATCGTTATGGTCATATTGATTTTTATATTAATTCTATATATGATAATAAAATAATAAGAATAAAAGAAAAAACGAATAAATATAATATAGGATTATATCATGGAATGGTAAGACCATCAAATCGTGAAAATTTAGATAATTTTCATAAACGAACATTAATAGTAAAAAATAATGAAAAATTAAGTAATATTAAAGATATTGGGAATTATGATTTTGCTTTATTAGGAGATATTCATATGCCTCAATATTTAGATAGTAAACAAAAATCTTGGTATGCTTCAAGTTTAATTCAAAAAGACTTTGGTGAAAATATTAAAGGACATGGTTATGTATTATTAGATTTAGAAAAAGAAAAAGGAATATTTCATAATATTAAAAGTGAATATGGTTATGTAAATATTTTGTTAGATAATGAAAAATATATATATCAAAATGAAAAGAAAGAAGACTTACCTAAAAATCTTAAAGTAAAATTATTTATAATGTTGAATACACTAAATTACGAAACTACAAAAGAAAAATTTTTAAAAGACCATAAAGATTATAACATAGAAATAATAGATACAGATTTTAAAAAAAATCAAAAAAATATAAATGATATAAATGAAGAAATAAATACAAATGAAACTATAAATTTAAATAATAATATAATATATGACGATTATAAAAAATATATTAAAAACAATAAAGAGTATTATATAAATAAAGTATTAAAAAATTTTAGTAATAAAATAGAAATTAATGATGATATAATAAATAAATTAGAAAATTTATTTATTGAAGATGAAAAAAGTATAGATATAAAAAATATTAAAAATAATTGGAAAATAAATTATATTGAGTTTAAAAATGTTTTTAAATATAGTGGAACAAAAATGAATAGAATTGATTTTAAAGATACAAAAACACTTTATACAATATTTGCGAATAACGGAATAGGTAAATCATCAATAATTAATATTATCAGATACGGTTTATTTGGAAATAAAAGTAATTTTAATGCCTTAGATGTATTAAATCAAACAAATATTAAAGGACAACATGGAAAAATTATAATAAATTTAGATATAAATAATAAAAAATACATAATAGATAGAGAAATAAGTAAAAACGGACAAGCAATATTACCAACAAGTACAAATGAAGATAAATATATCCAATATAAAGTGAAAGCAATATTTTATTTATATGAAGTTAATAATGATGGTTCATTAAAAGAAATTGTAAAAGATACTGAAAAAAGAGAAAATCAAAAAGATAAAAATAAATTAAAAGATGAAAGTAAGAAAACTTTTAATGATAAAATTGAAGATATGATAGGTACTTATGAAGATTTTGAAATTTTATCAATATTAAATACAGAGTCAATAAGAAATTTTATAAATACAACAGAACAAGAGCGGATGAAAAATTTATCATATTATTTAGGATTAAATAAATATAATAATTATTATTCAAATATAACAAGTAAAATAATTGAATTAACTAAAGAAATAGAATTAAATAAAACAATAAAAAAAGAAAAAGAAAATAATTTAAATAATTTAAATTATGATAATGAAATATTAAAACAAAAAAGAGAAATAAAAAATATAATAGAAAATAAATATTTACAACAAAAAGAAAAAAATAAAAATTATGATTATAAAATATTAGAAAAATTAGAAATTGAAAAAAGTAAATTATTAAGTAGTAAAACAAAACTATATAATATAGAAACAATAGAAGAAAATAAAAATAAATTAATAAAACAAAAAGAAAATTATGAAAGAGAATTGAAAATATTAATAGAAGAAAAGGTGAAAAATTCATATATTAAAAAATACAAAGATAATGAATTAATTATAGATGATAAATTAAAAGAAAAATATGAAAATGAATTAGAAAAATATAATTTAGAAATTGAATTAATAATAAATAATAAATTAGAAGATAAATATTTAAATATAAATTTAGAAGAAATAAAAGATATTTATGAAAAATATTTAGAAAATATAAAAAATATAAATAAATTAGAAAAAGAAGAAATAATATTAAAAAATAAAATTAATAATAAATTAAATGATAAAATAAATGAAAATGAAAATATTAAAAATATAAATAGATTAAAAGAAATTAATGAAGTATTAAAGAAAAATAATAAAAATAAATTTTTAAAAGATATTGAAATAACAAAAGAAAAAGAAAATGAAATAGTCCAATATATTAAAACAAAAAAAGGTCAATATAGAAAATCAGTAAATATGAAATATATTAAAGACAATCTTGATATTATCTACAAAACATTAAATAATATATATAAAATAGATATTAATATTGATGATTTAATTAAAGAAAAAGAAATAATAGAAACTCATATTGAATTATATAATAAAAATATAGAAAATAATAAATATAAAAGTGAATATAAAGAAATTTTAGAAGAAAAAGAAAAGTTAATAAATATAAATAATAAACTTAATATTATATTACAACAATATAATATAAATAAAAACATAATAAGTAATGAATTAATGAATTATGAAAAACATATTATAAAAAGTGAATATAGAGATGAAAAAGTAATTAATAAAGTTATTTTGGAACACGAAGAATTATTAAAAGATATTATATATAAAATACAAAATAAAGAAAAAGAAGAATTAAATATAACAATTCAAGAAGATAATAATAAGATAGATATATTATTAGAAGATATAAATAATAAAATATTAGAAATAAATAATAATTATAATATTATAGAAGAAAATAATAAAGAAAATAAATATAATTTAGAATTACAAAATATAAAGAATGAAATCGTTATATTAAAAAATAAAGAAGAATTATACAATACAGAAAATAAATTATTAGAAGAACTAACTAATAATATAGAGAATAATATTAAAATGCTTCAATTATATATTATTTATCAAGATATAGTAAGTGAAACAGGAATTAAAACAATAATACTTGATAATTTTATATCTATAATAGAAAAAGAATTAAATAAATATTTAACATATTTTACTAATGATAATTTTTACTTATATCGAGAAAGAAATAATGAAAGTGATAAAACTAATAAAAAAATTATATTTTATCGTGTTAATACTGGGGGAGCTGTTATTGATGTGAAAAATAGTAGTAATTATGAAAAAGTTATGATTTCGTGTATATTCAAAAATATTTTACATAACTTAAATATATCGTCAAAATCAAATTTAATATTAATAGATGAATCGCTTGATGTTATTGCGAATAAAAATTATGATAAAATTACAAAGATATTTGATATATTAGAAAAGAAATATAATAATATTTTTGTTATCTCGCACAATAATGAAATAAAAGAATTACTATATCAAAGAACTATTAATAAATATGATATTAGAATAGAATCAGATGGATTTAATTCATATATTAAATAAATTATTAAAAAAAACATAATATTAAGATAATGATAGAAGTTATATAAAGTAAAAATAATAAAATTTATATTATAAAATCTTTTGAAATTAGACTGAGATCTAAACAATTTGAATGAGTTTTACCAATAAATCCAGATTTTTTCAAAAATAGAATTTTTATAAAACATACAATTTCATAAGGAAATGATTCTTTTGTAAAGTCTCCAGATTGACAGAAATTATACAAATTTAATAAAAATTAATCAATATCATTATTTAAAAATATACTATCATTTAATATCAATCCAAAAAAATCATGTTTATTAAAATATAAATTTCCAGAATTATTAATTATATATTGTAAAAATATATATATATCGAATATTAAACATCTAATACTTTTAAAATTTACATTATTATTATTATATATAATATTAATAGATTTTTTTTTTACAAGTCTAAAATATATTCCATATACAGAACTTTCAGTTAATTTTTTTTTTAATTTAGATTTTGGACTTAAATCTTTATATATAGGATTAAGGCCTGACATTGGTTTAGTATGTATTAAAGAAAAATCTATTTGTGACAAATCATTTCTTAATTTAATAAAATCGTAGTTTATAATATAATTATCCAATTTTTTAAACTTATTTATTTCTTTTTCTAATATATCTATATTACCAAATGGTAATAGTTCTTTTAATGGATATAATGCTTGTGTAGTTGTTACAATATAATAATTATCTAATATAAAATTAATTTTGTTATTTTCAATTTTTTTTTCAATAATTTTTTTTCTATTATGCCTATTAGTTAATATTATTTTATTTTTCATAAAATCCCATTTAAATTTCTCTAAAATATCATTATTTATATTAATTTTATTTAAAGACTTCACTCTAAAATCTATAAACTTATCATGACTAAATTTTTTAACATTATTTAAATTGTTTTTAATATTTGGATAATAGAATTTTTTTTCATCTTCAGTTATAATATTATAAAAAATAACATATATTCTTTTACATCCATCTGTTTCTTGATTTATTTCTTTAATTATATAAAATGAGTTTTCTATAAATTCATTATATAAAGTTGGATAATTATTAATTGTAAATACAGTAATTTCTTTTGTTTTTAATTTTGTGTTATGTAATTTACTTTGACATTTTATATCTGCATTTGATAAATATTTACAATTATATAAAGCACATATTTTTCTATTTTGTTTAGATTTACATCTATTTACATTTGCTTGTAAATTTAAATTCATAGTTACATTTAAATTCATAGTTACATTTAAATTATATAAATATAATATTAAAAAATAAATGTTTTTATATTATATTTATATAATATTATATTATATTTAATTATATTACATTTATATACTTTATTATATATATTTTGCGATAGTATTTATAATATAAATAAATTATATTTATATTCTTAAAATATAATTTTAAATTATAATAATAATGTATAATACTATTATTTTGCATATAAAATAAAAACAATAAATTACAATAAGTTTATATAATATTATTCATTTTTGTATTATAATTTACAATCATTTATATTATAATCATAAAAAAAAATATAAAAAATAAAATAAAATTTATTATAAAAAAATTTTTATAAAAAAATAAATAATTAAAATAATAAAATAATAAAATAAAATAATAAAATAAATGAAAAAATATATAAATACAATACCATTTTTA